CGCATTCATCATCAGCGAATATACCCAGTAAACTATCTGCATCCCCCCCTATAAGTATCCGGTTAGCGGTAAATAATCCGCTATTCCCTCCATCGGCAAAATAAACCCCTATATTTCCAGACCCAAAGACACTTAGGGCCAAATTCGATATTTCGACATCATCCAAATCCCCATCGTTGGTTTCATCGAAAGAGAGTCGATCATTTGTCCCAAAATCTATTCTCGCCCCATTACCATAGGCTCCCCCGTTATGTTCACATCCTGCTTCTGCCGTTAAATATAGGGTGTGGGTGTTTGTATCAGTATCAAAAATAACATTCCCGGTTATCGCCGTTTCTTCATCTAATCCGAGTCCATGCAAATCCCCTGTGAGTTGTGCCGCTATAGCCGCTTCAAATAATGTCCACGTTGCATAATCTCCAGCGGCCCCGATAGTAAATCCACCGCCTGTACCTGCACCTGCGCCGTCCTGTGCTATCGTTCCGGTTTTCTCTGAATAGATGGATTGCAGGCGAGTCTTAGCATCTTCATGGATGAGTAGTTGCGTAATATCTCGGTCAATGGTGATGATACCTTCCCGTGATTTGTCATAAATCTGGTCGAACTGACTAGGAAGAATCAGTTTTGAATCGAGCAGGGACTTAAAATCAAGGAAGAAATCCCGTTTTCTTGCAGGGACAGTATTCTCATTATATCCCTTATCCCAGGGATATCGACCATTCGCATCGGCAACATAGAGATATTTCTTCAGGTCATAGACGCTTTTTTGTGTGGATTTCCAGTCGACAGTACCCCTGACTTTCCAGTAATCCTTACCATCTTCAACAATGCAGAAGTGCTTGCCGGACTTTGCAGGGTAGAATCCAGACGGGCGTATGTCCACGAGCTGACAGTCAGACCAGTATTTCAATCTTTCTGTCAGATCAGGGACAAGTTTTTTGTATCCTACCTTGAATACCCACTGCATTTATTCTACCTCATACACTTCGGCACCCGTCTCGCGCCGATCCGGCACAGAGACCAGATCCAAAACAGTACTACTGCTAGCCAGTAAATACATCACGGGACCACGACAATCTTAAACGAGAACGGACTACCGGGAGCCTTGAAGTCTATTAAGGCATTCACTTCGTTTGAATATCCCGATTCATTCCCGCTCTTATCGCTTGCCGTAAGCACAAAATAAATGGTCCTCTCTTCTCCGGCATTGACAAGGGTAATCGGCTCTGTATGCGAATACGTGGCCTCTTCTGACACATAGGGGATGTCAACCAGTTTCAGATACGCGCCACCTGCGGTTTCCGAGTAATACAGCGTCCACTTGTCCATCGTCGCCAGATCAGTGCCTGCCTGCTCCCACGCAAAAGTTATTGGCTTCTCCGCCGCGAAAGCAAATCCCGCGAATCCCATCACCACCAATAAAACTACTGCAATCAATAATTTTTTCATTGTCATTCTCCTTTTAAAAATGGGCAGGGCGGTTTATTTCCCTGCCCAGGATTTCAAATCAACAATTGAAAATTAGTCTGCAACTTGCAAGAACGGGAATGTATCCCATTCGGTGCCACTACCGGATACGTAATTTCCGGCCGCAAGCTTTTCAGTCATGTGATCAGTATAAGTAGCGGATGTATCCAGGTCAGTATCAGAAATAAGGAAATTATTAGTTACGCAAATGGTGGCACTCTGATCATCAATCGGGAGTCCCGCAGCATAAATGTTATTGCCAGTTATCCAAACATTATATGCTTCCGTTTCATCCCAATCAATCCCGATTCCGGCTGTCTGAATTTTATTGCCTTCAATCACAATACCATAAATCGCGTTTGTATCATCTACAACTTTTATAGCAGAAGCTGAAAAACCTTTTGTAGCGGATACGCGAGAAAATTCGCAATTTACAATTTTAATAAAATTACTTTCTTCCATTTGTATTGCGATCGTAGTTGTATCTCCTGAATCAAATAAACAATCATGAAATTCAATCCCAGATTGCGTATCAAGGTCGAATATCGCCGTAGCACCGGCATCAGTGAACATTATATTATAGAATCGGCAACCCATATAGTTTACGGTATCCGGAATTATCCACGATCCCGTAATACCGGCTTTACTATACGCGGAATTGCTACCAACTCCGATAATGTCTGTTTTCTGTGCTAACTTGGTAAAATCTTCGACAAGTTCATCTCCACGCACATAAATAACATTCCGCGCCGCCCATGCCCTGTTTGCAGACAAAGCAATATTTGCATGACTAGCGGCCATTGCAGCGGTCAGCGTATTATAGGCGTTGGCCCAGGAAAGACCATCTCCGGCAGTCACCTTATTCCCATCAACATAATATACCATGCCCCCATTATGCCGATTAGCCGCGTCCTTGTCGTAATTGGTGCTCTGAGTGGTGCTGTAAAGCGGCTGTGTATATGTTGCCGCACCCAAATACTGGAAACCCATCAATCCGACAATTAAAGCCGTTGCCAGAATGAAAGGAATTAAAAATCGTTTCATCTTCATGTCATAAAACCTCCTTCACTTTCTTTAATAGGTTATTTCTTTTTTGTCCGAACTACTTTCTTTTCTTCTTCCGGTGCTTCAGCTTCAACTTCGGCTTCAGCTTCAACTTCGGCTTCAGCTTCAACTTCGGCTTCAGCTTCAACTTCGGCTTCAGCTTCAACTTCGGCTTCAGCTTCCTTTGTTTTAGGTTCTTTTGCCGTCTTGGACTCCTTATATAACTCATGAACACGCCTATCAAAATCGGATTCATTTATAACAACAAATCCTGACTTTGAATCTGTTTGAATTCTTACTGTGGGAAGTGTCCCCATAATATGCCTCCTTTCTAAGGAGTGGAGACCTATTTCCCCACCCCCTTTTTATTGTTAACCAGCCAGCCGGCAAGCACGCGCTGCACTCACGAGGGACGTCCCCCACAAACAATCCACATCCCAGATCGTCATCTTGTACCCACGAATGAGTTCAAGACGCATGACCAGCTGAGAAACCGGATCGGAAAGGGTAACGGAACCCATCACATTGCCACCGAGGGTCTGTCCCATCAGTTCCTTGATTCCCGCATCCGGTGCGCGCATGGCCAGGCCAAAAGCGTCGCGGTGGAAACCAATATTGACTACGTGATCCCCTTTCGGCGTCACAACATGAACTGCTGCATCAAGGGCTACCTTCAGGCCGGGAGTAAATGTTACTGCGCCTGCGGTTGCCTTCGTAGCTGAAACTACATAAGTCTGATCATCTCCGGCGATTGTGAACACATCACCAACCAGCATACCAGTACCCGCTGTTCCGTAGGTCATTGTGATTGAGTTAACGCCTATGGCATATCCAGCGTCATCTGTTGCGATTGTTGACGCTGTTCCAGCGGTATGTGTCTGGATTGCATCCTCACCAAACCAGTTAAAACCGAAGATTCTGCCGAGTTCACCGGTTGTCTTTGTTTCCGGTGTTCCTCTTTTCTCTGCATCAGAGAACGGCGCCAGGTTCAGCGCAGCTGCTTCTGCATCGAAATTAAGAACAGCCCGACGATCGGTTCTGGGGCACAGTTGCTGATGAAGAGTTTTTCTCAGATTGGTAGCGGATGCGACTTCCACGCCGGCACCAAAAGGAGTCGTGCCACCCGTCCCGACAAAACCATAAATGCCGGTATAGGTATCGAGCACGCTGTCATTGATTTCATTGGCGAGTGACTTAAAAGCCTCTGCCATCTGAAGCGGAACGAAATCCTGATTAGCGCGAATCCGACCAACCTCTGCATCATTCAGGTTAAACCCTGCATGCATCCAGTTGGACAGAGTGATCTGCGCTGTGGTGGGAGTAAGGGCGGTTGCGACCGAAGGCGTTGCCGCCGGGGTTACATCACCCGCAGTGATTGCACTCGACAAAGGAATGTCGATTGTGTATCCCTTTTTCTTTGCTTCAAGGGAATAATCAGTGTTGACGAGCCGGGTCATGAGAACCTGCTGACGCAGAGTCATCATCCCTTTCGCCAAAATCTGAACCAATATTGCAGTTAAGGTATTTTCTCCAGCCATTGTAATAACCTCCTGTCTTAGTTAAATTGGGTCAATCCCCAATGGAAAATTGATTATTTTCAAAGTTCCTGCGGGAACTCGCCAACCTAACTTCGGCCAGGAGGCTACCAATGCCGTCTATACTAAAACGTTAAACCGTTTTTATTTTCCCGGACGCCAGATCTTCAATCATCTTTCCGGAAATATCCTGTCCTGAAACACTATCAAATGCAACCGTATTCGGGGTCAACATTTGAATACCTTGTCCGCCCAGCGCTCCGGCGCCTTCAGACTTCAAGAACAATTTGGAAGAGGGAATATATGTTTTAGTCAGAAATTCCTCTAAACCCAAAGGAGCATCCCCTGCTGCGTTCAGAATTTTCAATCCTGCCTTATCCAGGAAAATGACTTCTTTTGTTTCCGGATCAAGTACTGCCTTTTCCAAAATGTCTGCCTGTACATACTTCATATTGCCTTCTGCCGGTATGGCATGTCGCATTACGATCATTGCGGTTTGATTTGAAATGCGTTCCTTGTCCCACCCTTCCTGAACCTTCGCTGTCTCCGCCTTTGTCTTTTTAATAGACTCGGCGTGCTGCTGTTCCAGATTTGCCTTCAAGACTTTCCATTCGCCCGCTTCGGCAAGGCGATCATTTTCCAGTGCCTGAAGCTTTTCGACCGCCTCCGCGTACTTGGTAGGGTCAATGTCCTTGAACTGGAGAAGCTGCGTTTGCAGGGCCTCTTTTTCTCTTGCGAGGTTCCGGTTATTGTCTCTGAACTCGTCTAACTTCGACTTCGGGACGAATCCCTGTAGCACCCACATGCCATCCTTCTGCTCGTAATGCTCTTTTACATTTTCGGGAATCTCGGATTCCTGTTTGTAACTCGCTGTCAACATTGTTTTTCTCCTTTGTGGTTTATTTTTTACTGCTTTATAACTTCAAATCAATGTACCGTCTTTTGTAATTCCTTCAGCAGATATATATTCCCATTCTTATCAGCGAAATCCTTTAACGCCACCTTCCCGGACTTCCACAACTCCAATCTGCCCGGCCCCAGGATCTGCCGCTGTACCATTTCCGGCTGGAGCTTCAGGAAATCTTCATACGTTCCAAGGAACCTGCCCGTCTCAATTATCTTACCACCACCTACACCAATCTTACCAGGAGTAACTACGCCCGTCACCGGATCGACTGTGCCGCGGATGGTATAGGGCTTGTATGCCTTCTCCATCTCGTCAACATCAATTCCCATTTCCCGGAAGGTCAGAGTTTCCATTTCCTTAAAGCAATGACATCGCGAATGAGCGGGCATCTCCGGCCCCTGTCCTATCGGATACACTTCATCCCGAGCATCAAGCGACATACATTCCATACACGTTCTGTTATTATATGACGAATTCCATTTCCAACCCTTTACTATATCGGAATTGGCTTTCATCACATCATCCATCGCCCGGACATTGGCGGACTGAACATATGTCTTGGTCAGCCCTTCCATATCATTCGCCAGCCCATCAAACGCCTTGTCCGTAAACCGCTTGGTCATATCCCGGTAACTTTCACCCTTCATCATTCCTGTCAGCAGTTCTGATTTGATGCTATCCTGAATATTCGTGTCAAAGGTACGTCCCACCCAGTCATTCAGCAACCGTCCCCCGATCGGCGTTTCCGTTACCATTGCATGGAGCTGGGTTGCCGAGAGGGCAACGGGATTGAAATTAGGAACCCGCCCATCAAAGGAGAGGATATCATTCTGCGCAGTGTACGAAGCGGCTCCCGCCATTTCCGTGGCCTGCGTGATGGTTCCTTCTATCTGCGCTTGTGCTGCTGCCGTCAAATGGTTTAACTCCTCTCCAAGTGCTTCCAATCGTTCCTTCGTATACGTCTTCAAGGTCGGTTCATAGAATGCCAGCTTTTTCGCTACTTCTGCCCGCGCCATGTTTGCACTTTTCATTACTTCTTTCGTGGCCGCATCAGAAAATCTGTCCAACTTATAGCTCCACTGCGTCTGCTTGATTAATGGAACCAGCCGTTGAAATTCCTTCTCTGATAATTTTACTGATTTGGGCATCGTTATTCAACATACGGATGTAATTGTAAATGAATATCAATGGAACTCTCATCTTTTTCTACCTGAAAATCCGTTACGCGGAAAGAAGAGTTGATACATTTCACAATGCTCTTTGCAACCTTCTTCTTTTGTACATGCAATTGATGCCACATTGAACTTTTGAAATGGGAAGCAACGAACCTCCCAAAACCATTCAATGGACTCCAAATCCATTTTTTGTAATTACCCCCGAAGGCAGTTATTTCGTGTTCCAATCGGCACCAATACTTCTTTGCGTACCGAGGTGCACTTTTATCCAGCAATACTTGATTGATATTCTCAGGAGTGACGTCGACGACCACATCAACTACAGGACAAATAATATCAATTTGTGCATGGACAAGATTGTTTTTGTCCAAATACAAAACTACCTTTTGTCCCCCGGAAACGCGTTCCCCTGTTTCCACGTCTTCAATAAATGTATCTTTTCCAAGCCCTGTTTCATTTCTGATTCGAAGTTTCATCCTTTTTCTCCTCTTTTCCTTTTACCAATCTCAATACTGGTTTCGTTCTTTCCATTCTCGGTGGTTCCGGCTGCGCCATTTTCCATAGGGTATATCGGCTTGTTGTATTTACCAAATAGAATATCTTTGCCGTCATTCAACCCCTGTTTTTCAATCTGTAACCGTTTTGAACCCCTACCCCTTACCTTCCGTACCCCTTCGCCTTTTTAATCGATTGTAGCAGCGAAAACCCCTACTCAACCCTATGTTTCAGCCAGAATATTTGCCCCCACAGAAGTTAGATTCGGATTATTCCGTGCAGCGGTCAATTTATCCTCTGCAATATCTTCCATTTCCTCTTCAATAGTTTTCCCGGGTCGGATTATTTCTCCTTGCATGAGATTATAAATAAACGTATCCGTTGAAATCTGACCAGCCTGAACAGTCTGCACCAATGCGGTAATTTCCTGCGCCCCCAGTCTGGAGGACACAAAATCCTTATTAACAGAGGCGGAACATTCTGTCGGTACGATCCCTTCCCAGAATCCGATGAACTGTAATACGTCAGTCAGCCCGGCTTCGATATTCCCGGCTACATCGGACAGGGTGGCTGAATCTCCCGAACTACGAAGGCGAACTGTCTCTGCCGCCTCAATCCCGGCGCGTTGCTCTTCCATGAGCATGCGCGAACCAACAATCGCCATCTGCTTTTCAAGGCGATCGAGACCGTGCTCCATTGCGGAAAGACCTTCCCCTCCAGTCTGTAGGAATCCGCAAGTTGCGTTTGGATCCGCCGCAAAATATGCCGCTCCCGGTCCGAGAGGTGCTTTCGCTCCTTCTTCATGCTCGAACCCGGCGAACCACGGAGTGGGTAGGCCGGCAAAGTACAATCCATATTGATAGGACACTGTCAACTTCCAATGGCCTTTCAGAATATTTAACAAATCCAGCAATGGCGGTCTGGAGGGGGACGGCACATTGCTGGATGAGCCGAAGAACACGAAAGGAATGAAATTCAAACGTTTTCCTTTGTACTTCGGCATTCTGGGGTTCGGTGCGTTTACTGTACTTTCCACCGGACTCCATTCATCGCTTGACTGTCCCGCTTCTTTCTCTTCTTTCCTATACAAAGTTACAAGATAAAATCCTGTAACATCAATTTCTAATTTTCGGAGCTGCGAAATCTGTTTTGTTTTTGATGTGTCTTCCAGATCAGGAATTTCTATTGTTTCCATCAACTGAATTTCCTGCTTCACATCCTTACTTCGAATTGTAGGCCAGTTCAAAATTGATAGTGCATTGTATGTTGCAACATAGGGTACTTCATCTACGCCGATATCCACTAATGCGCCGAAGCGCCCAAACCCGAGAATGGAATCACACGTTTCCCGGATAAAGTCATTGAAGGACGCTCCGTCCAGCATAATAGTGTCAAGAAGTTCTTTTTTGCTTTCCGGGAATATGATGTCGGTCGGTTTTCTGAGGATTGCCCCTTTCAATCCCTGCCGGGTGCGATGCAATGCATTATACAGGATACCGAATTCGACATATCGTTCGTATAATCCTTCATCAATGGTTTTCTTATGGCCTTCCAGACATGGCGTATACCGATCCCCCTTCTTCTTAACCTGGCGCTCGCCATCGAAGAAATCCTGGAGGTCG